ATATTGAGAAGCATGGTGGCAATCTACATTACTATGATGAGCATACAGGTGATACAGATTTACGCTCAGACTGGACGGAAGTTTACTTGATAGGCTACTGGGACAATTATACACAACAATTAAATTTTCCACAATCTGCGACGGTCATTGACCCTTGGCGACAGATAAAAACGCACAAAGGCCGTACTATATTTTACGGAAATACAAGAAAAGTATAAATAAACTGAGCCGCACGACCTTCTGGAGTAGTGTTTGTCGCATAGCGATGGCGTTGTTGTAGGGTCAAGATGTTTCCGGGACATCAGAGACAAACCAGAAAAAAGGCTTCGGTCAGTACTGTGGGAAGTACAGATCGAGAAGACTAGGACAAGGTTCGAATCCAAGCCGAAGCGAATTCAAACAAACAGTGGACAATCTAAAATTTTAGTTGGATCACTCGTAGCAATTTCTACAAATCTTCTATAATTATGTTCTAACATAGGCTCTTGCTTTTTGTAAAGGTAATACAACTTATTGTTGTTATATTTTTGAAGTTTTAATAATAATTTAATAATACTACTGATATTACAATCATCTAACTCTTTAAAATCAAACAACATAGCAGGCGTGTAAAATCCTAATTTTTCTAATACATGAGTCGCAGAAGGATCAGTGTTTAAAACGAACGGTCTTTTACCTATTATAGGTTTCCAAGTTTTTTCTGTCAAGTGATATTTTTCATCAACATTTGTTTCGCTCACTATGATGCAATAAGACCTGTTCCATATATCTAAATCTCCTAAACTAAAAATATCTTCTGGACGACTAAATCTGTAATCGCTACAATGTTCAGGATAGTTAGCAGGATCTAAATTTTTTACTTTTTCAAACCAATCTTGTTCTGTGTTTCCTGTCATTGCATCAACTGCAGGAAAAATTCCCTTTTCATAAGTTACATATCCTGACGATAAAAGATTGTTATCAATCAATTGTTGTACGAGTTCAAATCTATGCGGTTTAGGTTTTCTATTATAACTCAAGTACAAGTGTTTGATTGATGTTAGAGTTGTATCTATGTTTTGATTATTGTTATACAGAGCGTTGGGGAACCAGCTATGCCAATTCTCTAAATCATAACCTACAAGACTAATGTCAAATCTTTCCCTAACTAATCCAAGATAAAAATCACTGCGAGTAATCCAATTTACCGCGTCTATGCTACCGCAAAGCCAAATTTTGCAAGTTTCAGGCTTGTGGTTATTTGACAGTATCATCTGTATATATTCTAGCCCTCCCTTGTGTGGAAACCACGTTAGATTTATTAAAAAATTATATGGATAAATACTTTTAATAGAGATTTCATTTTTTAGATTTTCAATCCAAGATGTCTCATATCTACGTATCTCTTGTGGATTACTTGAATAAATGTTTCCTAATACAAATACTGCTTGCACGATTTTTTTACCCTGGGGCCAATATAAAATTTTAGTTCTATCTAGATCACAAATCTCTTTTAAACGTTGTCTATTCGCTAACAATAAAGGTAATTGTTTTTCATAGAGATTGTACAATTCTGTTTTATTTAATGTTTTTAAATATGACACTAATCTAATGATAGATTCTATAGAACCGTTTTCTAAGTTCAAGTCATTAAAAAAGTCTACCGTAGTATAAAATCCCATTTTCTTTAAGATATTATAAAGATTGGAATGACCATTTATAATGAAAGGTCTAAGACCTATTATAGGCTTATAGGTTTTTTCTGTAATGTGATATGGATTTGTATCAGTTGTCTCGCTAATTATATTCAAATACGCACTATTCCAAATGTCTAAATTGCCTAATGATGTTGCATCTTCTGGTCTTGAATATCTTAAATCTGGGTTACCTTTGTAGTTATAAGATTGTTGTATAATTATCTTATCCCAATAATCTGTTTCAGTGTTACCAGTAGCCATATCAATTTCTGGAAATACACCATGCTGGTATGTGACATGTCCCACATCATGCAAGTTATTTTCTATAAGGCTCTTGACTAGATTATATCTATGCAAATGTGGTTTTCTATTATAACTTAGATAAATGTATTTTATATTCTCATCTAACTTAGCAACAACATCTTTATTATATTGGTAGACCCAATAAGGATACCAGCTACTCCAGTGTTCTGGACTGAATCCAACAGTAGACACTGTAAAGCCTTTGTCTATAAATTTTTGATAAAATTTTTCTTCCAATGGATCAACACAACTTACGAACCAAAATTTACAAAGTCTTGGATTTTCAATTTCAGCATAAATGTCGTATTCATGTTGATCTTCATTGACGCTTTCCCAAGTCAAATTGATAACATAATTTTTAGGAAATTCGCTTGTCTTAGCAATTTCTATCCATAAGTTATGCAACCATTCAAGTTCATAATTACCCATGTCTTGCGGATCGCAAGTATACCATTTTCCATATCTTATGACAGATCGCATAAGGATATTTATTGACAGTAGAGTGTTGACAATATATAATATCTAGATGGTTAATCATGATTTGATCAAGTATTTTGAATATCACGGTGATAGTCGTGGAATACCCTTTATTCCTAATAGAGAATGGAAGAATCTTATCAAACAATATGATAAGGACAGCATAAAAGATAGTCTTGCTGAATATATAATTTCTAATAATATTCCATTTCCTACTAAAAAAATATCGTATGATGATTTAAATCGTCTATTCACGAAATTTACTAAAACATCAATGATGGGACATTATAAGAATGTACAAAATGTTTTAGAAAAGTTTGATTACAAATATAAGTATAACCAGAACCCGTTAGGTGTGATTGATAAGTCTCACGCATACAATAGCGTAAGTAATTATTTTCAACAACTTAATCGCATGAAGTGTGGTAGCAATCTTGTTGATAGCCCATATGATATATGGCATGACAAAACAAAGTTGTCACGTATGAATTGGCACTTCTGGCGATTGGGCGCATTAGGTAATAGTGATATTGATAATAGTACATTTCGCAGCGCCTTTCGTATAGGAACCTATACAGCAACACAATTTAAACCTACTGTTGCGAAAGCATTATATGAGAAACATAAGGCACATAAAGTATTAGATACTAGTTGTGGTTGGGGTGATAGATTAGCAGGCTTCTATGCTACGTCACATACAGAACTGTATGTTGGATGTGATCCCAATCCTGAAGTCTATGAGACGTACAAAGACCAGTGCTTAGAATATGAAAACATGTTGGGCTGTGATAGTGCTGTACTACAAGACAAGGGCGATCATTTTATTGTATTAGGCACAAAAAAGGTAATCATTTATAATTTGCCTAGCGAAGATGTTGATTGGAGTAAGCACGAAAACACATTTGACTTTTATTTTACAAGCCCTCCCTACTATGAGACAGAACGATATGCGGCTAATCATAGCAGCACACAAAGTTATATACGATATCAGACATTTGATAGTTGGAAACATGACTTCTTTTTCAAAGTCAATCGCATGGTATGGGACACACTATCTGACAATGCTTATATGATGATCAATATCATTGAACCTAGAATCGCAAAGGGCACACGTTTAAACTTATGTGATGACATGGTTGATGACATATTGACTTACCAAAATGCATACTATCTAGGTAAGATCGGTATGCGTATGCAGGCTAGGCCACATGCTATTGTAGAGGCAGATAAGAATAGTATATTTGTAGAGCCAATTTGGGTGTTCAGAAAAAATAATAATCACTATGATATTTGATATATACTACTGCTTATAAAAAACACACACATACACACAGGAGGTAATTATGAGCAAAACACCATACGAGATCCGTCTGGATCTACTAAGACTGGCTAAAGAAAGTCTCTTTGAGCCATACTTTTACGCAAGGTCAAATAAGGAACTAGAGTGGAACGCACAACGGGATGCAAATCCTTATGCACCATTTCCAGAAATGCCTACAGCACCCACATCAGAAGATATTATTGCCGAAGCGAAAAAACTAAACGAGTTTGTTAGCAAGGGCGAATAAATACCTATATGGATAGCACAGAAACATTATTGAAAGTTTCTATTGCGGCAGTTGGGGCATATATTTTGTCCCATCTGCTCTATAGATTAGCACTAGAAGTCTGGTGTATAGCGTACGGATTAGTTTATTGATATGACTGTAGGAAGTGAGGAGAAAGATGCTTTGGACGCGGGTGCGAATCCCGCCATCTCCACCAATAGATTGATTGATGAACCTCGCAATCTGTTTTTTACAGAGCGTGAGTGGAGTAGAATAGTAGGTTGGGATCTTCCCCCAATGGAAAACACAAAGGGGATGAACAGTTTCGACAGGGCAAGTAGTACCCAAGCAGACAGTCCGAAAGACGACTGACGTAATCAGCGTAAATCAAAGTAAACGCAAATGATGAAACATTTGCTCTAGCAGCCTAAGGGCAGTTAGATGGGGTTGACGACCTTATTAACCAATAGTCAGGTGGGGACTTTTGTCCCTACCTTTTTATCGTTATAAATATCTGGATGAAAGTTCACTTTATAGACAGGCTTGATAAAACATTTGTAAATGTTAATAAGTTATTATTAGAATTTGAATTATTTAAGGATAGGATAATTGACGTTACTAATCACGGTAATGCTGTGCTAGTTCAGAAGAAATTTCATTTGATTTTAAATAATAAAGAATCAGAGGATTTAAACAAGGTTGAATACACACTTTCTGTGATAAACCAACTAAAAGAACATTTAGAATTTGATAGTGTGACATATAGATTTGTGATGCCTAATACATGTTACAATTGGCATAATGACGCAGGCGAGATTTGTCTACATATACCTCTAATAACTAATCCTGGCTGTCACTTTGTATACGACCATAGAGCATTTTCTATGCCCGCAGACGGGTCGGTCTATGTCGTAAACAATGGCAGAATGCATACTTTTGTCAATGCCGGAGCGTCCCCCAGATTGCATCTAACCTTTGAAAAACTCTAACTAAATACATTTATGGATATTAGTGAGTTAGAAGATTTTAAATTATCTGATGCAGTCAAATTTCATAATGAACTGAATCCAAACTTGTGGGAAAATAATAAACTTAAACCAGAAGTAAAAAAGCAGTTATTAAAAATAGCGAATGACTTTATACTAGAATTAGGAGTAGCAATACCTAAAATTCAAGATATCACGATATCAGGAAGTAATGCTGCTTATAGTTATACGCCATACAGCGACTTAGATTTGCACATATTGGTTGATTTCAATAAACTTCCAGATGACGAAATTTACCAAGAACTGTTTACTGCTAAAAAGAATTTATATAATGACGAACATGACATTTCTGTACATGGAGTCCCGGTAGAATTATACGTGCAAGATAGCAATCAACCTCATGTAAGCCTTGGTGAATATAGTATAGTAAATGATGATTGGATAAGAATTCCTAAAAAGAAAAAAGCAAATTTTGATCAAAATGAAACAAGAGCCAAATACGAAAAGTTAGGCACGATGATAGAACTCGCGTTGAAGTCAAATAGTTTAGAAAAAGTTGAAAAGGTCCTAGACGTATTAAAAAGATATAGAAAGGCAGGATTACAAAGTACGGGTGAGTTTGGACCGGAAAATTTATCTTATAAAGCACTACGTAAATTAGGTTATATTCAAAAACTTTACGATTACAAAAATGAATTACACAGCAAAGAATTAAGTTTGGAAGATTATGATCCAACTTATAATGTAAAAGAAAGCGTGAAGTTTATTGAAGGCACCAATTGCAAGAATTGCGTATGGTGGAAAAAAGATAGCGAAAAACCTGTAGGTAAAGATGAACTAAACAAGTATGGTGGATTGAAACCACCTAATAAAGAATATATCGCTATGAGCAAGCGTGTTGATCTAGTCACATTGCCTGGTAAAGATACTGTAAAAGTAAAAGGGTTTTGCTACCACAAAGATATCAATGATTGGGTGACTGAGCGCATGTGCTGTGCTAAGTGGGACGGCAAAGGTGTATTACGCGACTATAAAGGCGAAAGCCCATTGATGGAGTCTAAAGAAGATGCAGTGCGTAAAATACAAAAGTTTCTAAACAAAAAATATGATGCTAATCTTGATGTTGATGGAGTGTTAGGACCTCTCACACTAAAGTCAATAAACAAGTTTATGCCTCAGGCTAAGAAAGCAAGTGCGCCGGAGCCAGAGAAAACTACAAGTGTTCAAGGTAAAAAAGTAAAAGAAGCAAGCGGCTATATACCTAGCGAAAAAGAAAAGAACGATCCGCGATTTAAGACAGCACTTACAGTAGATGTAAAACCAGATAGTATTTTAAGCAATGCTAAAGCATTTAAATTCAAAACAAGTAGAGCAGGAATTCCGCCTACCGCAAAAACAAATGGAAAATTATGACAACTAAAATTTTAGTAATGGGATTACCGGGTAGTGGTAAAACATATTTTACCAATCACCTTAAAAAAGAGTTAGAATCAATCATAGGAGTTACTGTTGATTGGTTTAATGCTGATGATGTACGTAAGCAATTCAATGACTGGGATTTCAGTCATGAAGGTCGTATAAGACAATCACATAGGATGTATGATTTAGCAGAATCATCTGAATGTGATTATGTAATTTGTGATTTTGTGGCTCCACTAGTTGAGATGCGTAATAACTATAAAGCAGATTGGACAGTATGGATTGATACAATTGAGAAGGGAAGATTTGAAGATACTAATAAATTATTTGTTCCTCCTACAGTTTATGACTTCCGTATTACTGAACAGAATGCAGAGTTATGGGCACCTTATGTTGCTAACTATATATTAAAGAATCAACGCAGACCTGTATTTGATTATCAAAAAGAAACTGTACAGATGTTAGGTCGCTGGCAGCCATGGCATGTAGGGCATCGTGCATTGTTTGAACGTGCATTGGCAAAGACAGGTCAAGTATGCATTATGATACGTGACTGTCAGGGATGGAATGGGTCAAACCCATTTGCAATTGAACAAGTAAAAGATTATATTCGTAGAGACTTAGATCCAAAATATCAAGGTCAATATGAAATTGTTGTCGTTCCAAATATCGTCAACATTACATATGGGCGTGATGTAGGTTACAAGATTGAGCAAGAGGTCTTTGACGATGCAATACATTCAATCAGCGCAACCAAAATACGCAAGGACATGGGACTTGAGTGAAATAAAATTCACAACTGCTGTAGAGGCAAGTAAGATTATTGATGATCTTACCTACCAAGCGCGTCAACTCAACTACAGTAAAGATTTACGTAAACTGATAAAAAATGCTGAGAAACTTGTGGGTGTACTGGGCAGTGCCGAAGTACGTGCTAGACAGTTACATAAGCCCTATTTAGCCAACAAGCCCAGAGAAGATTTGGCTAATTCCATAGACTATTGCGAGAAAATGTTACTAATCCTGCGATTAACGCAATAAAAATCCTAATAGAATCAATAACTTACGACGCCATAAAAAAGGCTTGACTTTGGGTCCATTTGGGCATACACTATATCTATAGTTGATAAACGGAGATTGATTATGAGTCGGTTCTTGAAAGACAAGTTTGACGGTTCAGAATATGTGACTTACGAAGGTAAGTTTGTTGCCCGATTCAAGTATAACCGAGTCAGCAAGGGAACGTTTATTACGTTTCTAGTCAAGAATTTCACGGTCGAGGAATACTTCAGCCGCTTGAATGCAGGTGAGGCTCCCCTGACGATTCTTGAGAGCAAGGGCTATATGTTGCCCCATATTCGCAAGTTACTCAAGTCCCTGGGATACGACCAGACCCGACAGGGTCTTGACAAGTATATTCAGGACCAAATCAAAACCCGTCAGCAAAATCAAATTTTAGCTGCTGCCTAATAGGAGTCGATGCAATGACTATCAAAATCAAAGTTTATAGCGATCCTGGTCACGCCTGGGGTGCGGTCAAGCGCAAGGTGCTTGATCAGTTGGGCATCATCAACACTATCACCGAGTATTCTTATCAGAAGGGTGGTACGGTCTATCTTGAGGAAGATTTGGACCTCGGTACATTACTCACTACATTGCGTGACAAGAATATCGGTTTCACGGTTGTGGAAAAGAATTCGGCAAATCGTTATAGCCCAATTCGTTCGTATGAGCGATTCAAGGCTTGACAACAGGTCTGTTATCAAATAAGATAACTAGACATTAATTTATAGGAGACTCTCACATGGCTATTACTGATAACATGACAGTTACATCTGTCCAGGCTCGCAAGGCCCTTCTCAAGGCATTCAAGGCAAAACGTCCGGTGTTTCTCTGGGGTCCTCCCGGCATCGGCAAGTCTGAGGTCGTGAGTGAAATCACTAACGAACTTGGTGGCTTGATGATTGACTTGCGCATGGCGCAAATGGAGCCCACTGACTTGCGTGGTATCCCTTACTACAACAAAGATAACGGTCGCATGGACTGGGCTCCCCCAGTCGATCTACCTGATGCTGAACTTGCTAGCAAGTATCCCGTCATCGTTCTCTTTCTTGACGAGATGAACTCTGCACCGCCCGCTGTTCAGGCAGCAGGTTATCAGTTGGTTCTCAATCGCCGTGTAGGTAAGTATGTACTGCCCGATAACGTTGTTATCGTCGCGGCAGGTAATCGTGAATCTGATAAGGGCGTGACGTATCGTATGCCTATGCCCCTCGCAAATCGTTTCTTGCATCTTGAGATGCGGGCAGACTTTGCTTCATGGCAAAACTGGGCTGTGAACGCAGGCATTCATACTGACGTTGTTGGTTACTTGTCGTTCGCTAAGAATGACTTGTATGACTTTGACAACAAGTCCAGCAGCCGTGCATTCGCTACCCCGCGTAGTTGGACATTCGTTAGCCAGATTCTTGAAGATGAGGCTGACACCGACAACGATACTATGTTCAATCTTGTCGCTGGTGCTGTCGGCGAAGGTCTTGCCGTCAAGTTTATGGCACACCGCAAGGTGAGTAGCAAGATGCCTAACCCGAGTGATATCTTGTCGGGTAAGGTCAAGGACCTCAACGTCAAAGAAATTTCGGCTATGTATTCCTTGACTACTTCAATGTGTTACGAATTGCGCGATGCAATTGAGAACAAGGTCGATATGAAGAAGTTCCATACTATGGCTGATAATTTCTTCAACTACATGATGAGTAACTTTGAGACTGAACTTGTAGTGATGGGTGCTAAGGTCGCACTCAAAACTTTCAAGTTGCCCATCGAACCCAGTCAGTTGAAGAACTTTGACGAGTTCCACAAGAAGTACGGTAAGTACATCGTCGAGGCTGGTAACTAAGGTCCGTTATGGTCCATGGTGCTCAAGCCCGAATACGTGAGAGTCTAGGGTTTGGGCATCATGGGCTTTCTCTTGACTTTGACTCTCACTTATCTTATAATATATACATATTGACTAACGGAGTTTATGTATGAGTGACGTTATTCCCGGCACTAAGGGTTCTAAGAAGTCTAAACGCAATAAGAAGTTTGACAATCTTATCGGCCCGACTGACCCGAAAATTGATGCTCAGGCGCGTGAGCGATTGGTGACAGCACGTATTGGTCTACTGTTGCGTCATTCGTTTTTCGGTAATCTCGCTACTAGACTTCAACTAATTAATGCTGACGATTGGTGCGGTACTGCCGCGACTGACGGCAAGAAATTTTATTACAATAGTAAATTCATCACTCTGCTCAAGCCTAAAGAAGTTGAATTCTTGGTTGCGCATGAGGTGCTTCACGTTGTGTATGATCACATGGGTCGTCGCGGCGAACGTGACCCACAAATTTTCAATATCGCAAATGACTATGCGGTCAATGCTGACTTGAAACGTCACAAGGTCGGTCAGTTTATCACTAGTGTCCCTGCATTGTACGAACAAAAGTATGACGGCAAATCGTCAGAAGAAATCTATGATGACTTGATGCAGAATGTTCAAAAGATTGACATGGACCAACTGATTCAACAGTTGCTCGACGAGCATATGGACGGTGATGGCGAGGGTGAAGGTGAGGGCGAGGGTGAAGGTGAGGGCGATAAGAAGGGAAAAGGTAAACGTCCCACTATGACTGCTGAAGAGCGCGAGGCTCTCAAGCAAGAAATCAAGCAGGCTGTAATCAATGCTGCTCAGAGTGCTGAAGCAGGTAGTCTGCCCGCAGGTGTTGAGCGTCTTATCAAAGACATGACTAACCCTGTCATGCCCTGGCGTGAGTTGATCCAGACTAATCTGACTAGTGCTATCAAGACTGACTTTAGTTGGATCAAGCCCAGTCGTCGCGGTTGGCATATGGATGCAGTAATGCCCGGCATGACTCCCGGTGAAGAAATTGATGTTGACGTATTCATTGACTTGTCAGGTTCTATTAGCGACACTCAAGGTAAGGCATTCTTGACTGAAATTGCTGGCATGATGAGTGCGTTTGATGGTTATCGTATCAATGTGCATTGCTTTGATACTGAAGTTTATAACCCGCAAACTTTCACTAGTGAGAATCTTGACACTATTGAGGGCTATCAATTAATGGGTGGTGGCGGTACTGACTTCACTTGTATCTTTGATCATTTGAAGAAAGAGGGTCGCGTGCCTACACGATTGATCGTATTCACAGACGGTTACCCCTTCGGTAGTTGGGGCGATGAGAACTACTGTGATACGACATGGATCATTCATGGTGATCCTAACCCGAACCCACCGTTCGGTACTTTTGCACTTTATGACGATCATAAAAAGCATTGAGGAGATTTGGATTTACGAAAGTCCAGACGGCGGTAAAACAATTTACCGTAGAAAAAGTGGCGAGACTGATAGAGAACTAATCCGTGAAGATCCGGAAAAAAAGCACCGTGATCGTTGGTTAGAATGGCGTGATATATTAGAAGCAAGTAGAGATAATCCTGCACTAGCAGACCAAATTGAAAAGGCAGAGTTGATATGGCGTCTAACAAAAAATCCGTAAAAAATTTTATTGCCATGTGGGATAACACAGGGCTTGAATCTATATTTGACGTCGATGCCGAAATGGCTCAACGCGATGCCTATGAAAAGCGTAAATTATGGAACATACTGAAGGACGAAAAAATGTTAGAATATCGTTCAAGTATTCCACTACAGTCACTTATTCTAAGGGCTAGGGCTAATAGCCAGCGTCACTATGAAATCTACCAGTTTACTACTGATGGTATAGATATGGATGATGTAAAAAGTATGTTTGAAGATAACCCACAATTCATCGTAAATCATATTCGCAAGAATGGTCGTAAAATTTATAGTGACCGTTTTGAAATTAAAAATTCTGTAATCGTATGATGCTTGTTGGTACCAGTTTGGGCGGATGCTTGAAGTCACTTGCGTTAGGTGAAGTAAGTGTAGATGATGTTTTGGTCATCATCACTAGAACGGCTTGTCCGGACTTAGACCAATTGATAGGTGTTGTAAAATCATATTATGAGTATGGTAATACTGGTGCTAGACAACGTAGCAACTATGATCTGTCTGATTGTGATATTGATAGTGTGATAGAGATAGCAAGTGATCTATACCGTAATGGTAAGATACATCAGCCACGATTATTTAATGGGTTTGGTGGATTCGTACATATTGAATTATCACGCAAAGAAATTTGGATACCCCTCGCACCCTCACCTAAAACTGATGATCAAATGGTAGTGGATGCCTACAACAAATATATGGTATTAAGGAATCTGATGGCATGAACGACATCAATTTATACACATGGTTTGGGCAAAGAGAACTTGATTATTGCCCAAAACATTTTGTAAAAGCAAATACACAAGTGACCAAACAAAGTAAATTGTGGGTTCTAGAAAAACTTTCAGGTAGATTCTTTATATCAAATTCTGTGATGACTTTGTTTTCAGATTCAGAGGGAGTGATCTATTTTGAAGATCCTCAAGAGGCTGTTTTTTACGAAATCGCCTGGTCATAAATTTAATCTATAACAAAATCTTTATTAAATACAAAACTATAGGAGACATAATTATGTTTTTGAGACACGTTGGAAAACACGGAGATCGTAAGGTAGCAGTAATTTTTCGTGAGGTACCGGGTGAGCCTCACATGTGTTTAGTCACATATCCCGAAGTATTAAATCAACATATTCATGATCCACTCATGAAGTGTATTGAGAGTGATATCGGACAGAATAGCGAAAATCTTGCCGATGCTTTGAATCGCACACATACTAAAGATGGTGTTATAATCCTTCAAAAATTGCATAGTGAAGGTATGTTAAAGAAGATTCGTACTGAAACAGTTGTGATGACCCCTGCTCCAAATACAAAGATTAAGTTAGATGAATTAAACAAAATTCTTAATGAGATGAAGCAAGGCGAAGAGGCTGTTAAGAAGTTGGCTGAGATGGATAAACAGATGGGTATGCAAGATCCCGCACAAGTAGCACGTAGAATGCGCGGAGATAAAACTCCACCAGCGGGTTCTGATGAAGCACTTTCTGATGCAGGCATAGCAAGAAACTTACGCCAGCAGGCTGATCGTATGAATCTTGAAGCGAAGGGACTGATGGCAGAGGCTGAGCGTTTACTAAAAGAGGCTGCGAGTCTTGAACCAGTCAAGGCTGAAAAGTCTAAAACTAAAAAGGCAAGTAAAGTAAAAGTAACTGTATAATATGTCCCCAGATTTTTTAAAGAAGTGGGAACATATTATTGACGATGTTGATAAGCAAAAAATCCCTGTTGAATTTATAAAAAAATTAGTTATAAAGTTAGCAGGGAAGCGCCAACAAACTATTAATATAAAAAAGTTCCTTGATCAAGGGCTCGCTCCAGAGCAGATTGAAGAAGCAGTAAGTCGTAAACTTGCTGAGTACGACGATCACATCTTAAGCGTGGAGTTTGTTCTAAATATAGAAAGTATTGCAGAAGCGGTGCAGCCGGAAACTGACAAATTATTAAATAAACTATGATAGGTCACATTCCAATTTGGGGCAATCCTAAACTTCATTTTGAACAAATCAAAAAGTTAAGGCATGCTAGTCGTATTGTTATTTTAGGTGAGACAGAATTTCACTATACAAGCCTTTGTGGCGACAGACAATTACTTATTGACATTTGTGACTATGCAGATTCACGAAAAATTCCTGTTTATTTTATAACAGGACTTAGTCAAAAAAACTCAAACCTCATACCTATAGATGATCCATTATACAATAGATTTACGATATTGTATTGGCCAACATTTTGGTTCACATATTCATTTGTGCTTTACAACAGGTTAGAAACAAAGATAGCAAATGACAACATAGGCTTAGATGTAGAGTTAATAACACCTTATAAGGATTATAACCATACGTTTATTTCTATGAATAACCAGCCGCATAGGCATCGTATTGCTTTGATGGATATGTTCGCAAAATACGATTTGATAAATGATAACAAGATAAGTTTCCGGCGTACAAATGATGCCATGTTTTATTATTGGGATAATCCTAGACAATTATATCTAGAACAAGAAAATACTGAAGGTATAAAGTTTCATAGAGAAACTTTACCTAGTTGCTACAATGATTGTTTTATGACAGTCTTTGGGGAAAGTGACGGTGAAAATTTATATACTATAAGTGGTAGCAGCGTGTTATCTCTACTTTTTAACAAACCATTCCTAGCACTAGGTCCGCAAAACTATATGATGTTTTTAGAATCATTTGGTTTCCAACGTTATGATGAGATTTTTGATTATACTTTTGATACTGTGTACAATATTGAAGAAAGAGCAGAAGTATTAGTCAGCGAGATTAAGAGGATACAAGGTTTGAAAGATAATTGGAAAGAAATGTATTTCAAAATTTATCCTAAGTTAATTGCTAACAGAAAACTTGCAATTAAGTACGCATTTGATATTTCTAAGTTTCCTCCTATCTATATGCAATTATCCGAGCAAGAGTTTGTGCCTACCAAAGATATTCCATACCCTTATTTTCATTTTCCAAATCTTATGATAGGCCATTTGAATAATGTCTATGATAAATTTAAAGCATTCCTATAAAAGAATTTTTGCTTTCGGGTGTAGTTATACTAGACATACCTGGCCTACTTGGGCAAATATTATTGCTAGTCAATACCCCAACAGTATTTTTTATAATCTTGCAAAATCTGGAGGCGGTAATCAACTATTGTGTATAAGATTAGCGCAAGCACACAATAAGTTTCAAATTGATCAAGATGATTTAGTATTAATCATGTACCCAAGTTATACCAGAGAAGATAGACATACTTCACAAGGTTACTGGCATACACCCGGCAATATTTTCCATGAGGGCAATGATATTAATGCACCTCTAGATTATTATAAATTTTATGAAACTTATGGTTCTTTTTTTCACTATATAGTGAGAGATATGTCTATAATCTATATGGTTGAAAGTTTTTTAAATAATTTAACCTGCGATAAAATATCTTTACTAAGCACTAGCCTCACGGGAGATAAAAATATTCCTGGAGATAAAGAACATTTATCTTTCATTGAAGATCCCAATCTTACAAAGTATCATAATTTGATTGATACTTATAAAGGTCTATTAAATAAATTTCCTGAATGCTATCACCATTTTCTACATAAAAATTATATAAAAAAGAATATTGCTACAGGAGTAAGCTTTCAAAATGGCAGCGACTCACATCCTAATCCATTACAAGCATTGGAATATTTAAAACATTTAGGTATTGCCTTAAAGGAAGAAGCATATCTATATGCTAATGAACAAAATAAAAAACTTTTTAGTTGTAACAGTTTCAATGACATAATAAAAACATGGCACGATGAAGAAGAACATATGGACATTTTAATTTATAAAAACGGAATAGTATGAAAGTATACCACGACTTATTAGTTGACATATTAAACAACGGCGAAGTGCGCGATGATAGAACAGGAGTCGGCACTATCAGTGTGTTTGGTAGACAACTACGATTTGACCTACGTGAAGGATTTCCTGCTATCACTACAAAAAAGTTAGCTTGGAAATCCTGTGTAGGCGAATTGCTTTGGTTCTTAGAAGGTAGCAGTGATGAAAGACGCCTCGCTGAAATCACATATGGTTACAGAGACACAAGTAAAGTTACCATATGGACTCCAAACAGCATGGCAGGATACTGGAAGCCTAAAGCTAAATTTCAAGGCGATTTAGGTCGCGTATATGGTGTACAGTGGCGTAGTTGGAACAAACACAATCTAAAGTGTGACTTTGGTAAGACATGGGAACCAGGTTACAATCGTGCTGCTACAGACTGGAAGCAGGTTGATCAAGTAAAAGAATTGATCGAAGGATTGAAGAACAATCCAAATGGACGCAGACATATTCTAAGTGCATGGAATGTAGGTGAACTTGATGAGATGGCATTGCCACCTTGTCATGTGATGAGTCAATTCTATGTAAGTAAAAATAAAGAATTGAGTTGTCATATGTACCAGCGTAGTGTTGATGTATTTCTGGGTTTGCCATTCAACATAGCAAGTTATGCCTTACTAACGCATATGATTGCGCAAGTATGTGATCTTAAGGTTGGCGAATTAATAATATCAACGGGCGATACCCATATCTATAAAGATCATGTTGAACAAGTGAACGAACAATTACGTCGGGAGATGTATCCACAACCCACATTATGGTTGAACCCAGAAATTAAAGATATTGATAAGTTTACTATGGACGACATCAAGTTGCTAAATTACCAAAGCCATGATACTATAAAAGCAACAATGGCGGTGTGATATGCAAGAAGTTATCGTACATAAAATTCGTATGGGTGATGTAGAGGATCCCGATCTTTTCGTTGCTGAACCTATCTGGAAATGGCAGCAAACTGATGAAGGTAAATGGATCATGGAGAAAAGCAAACAACAACCCATGTGGAAGCGTAATATTGATTCTGCTACATATGGGTATGTGTACACGATACATGCCTGGCTAGACGGACAAGATTTGACATATTGGAAACTAAAGTATGAGTGATATATTAGTGACAGGCGGTTATGGCCTCATTGGTCATAACGTGGTAAGAAAATTGCGTGATATGAAACATAGAGTTTGTGTAGTTGATACACAGACCAATTATGGCATCATACCGCAAGATGAGATTGATTATCTCATGGAACAACGAAAGAAAGTCACAGGTGCGGTCGAACATTACCCATATGATATCAGCGACAGATTTTTAATCAACCGTGCTTTTACTAGGTTCATGCCTGATATCGTTATACACATGGCAAGTTTCCCGAGGCAGAAAGTAGTAAACGCTAACCCACCACATGGTGCTAAAGTCATGTCTGAGGGTTTGCTCAATCTATTAGAAGAAAGCAAACGACAAAAAGTCAAGAAGTTTGTGTATATCAGCAGTAGCATGGTCTATGGAGACTTCACAGACGATGTGACTGAAGATGCAGTATGTAAACCACAAGGGCAATATGGTATCATGAAACTTGCAGGCGAGTGGTTGACAAGAGATTATACACGCAGCACAGGTATGGCACATACTATCATACGTCCAAGTGCTGTATATGGACCACTTGATGTTGAAGATCGTGTTATCGCTAAGTTCATGCTTACAGCAATGCGCGGCGGTACATTGAAGGTCAACGGTGCAGGCGAGACATTAGATTTCACATATGTTGATGATGCTGCCAATGGTATCGTAGCAGCCGCACTCAGCGAAAACACAAATAACAAGACATACAATATCACAAAGAGCCATAGCCGCACACTACTTGATGCTGCTAACCTAGCAGTAAAGATTGCTGGTAAAGGTAATATTGAAGTACGCGATAAAGACGCTGACTTCCCAAGTCGCGGCGCATTGAACATTGATAGAGCCAGAAAGGATTTTGGCTATGATCCTAAGGTTGACGTAGAAGAAGGTTTTCAAAAATATTATGACTGGCTCAAAAATAGCCCATTTTGGTCTAGCAAGACAGTATAAAAATCTCAAAGCAGAGTTGTTAGAAGCCACTGATTTAGTATTACGCAGCGGCGAACTAATGAATGGTAGTTACACCTCTGCCTTTGAAACATGGCTTGCTATGCGAACTAGTACTGCCTTCGCATTGACTGTACATAGTGGCACACAAGCACTAGAAATAATCGCAAGATGGATACGAAAAACATCTGATGACCACCATGACTATCCGCCAGTAGTTAGAATACCTAACATTACATACGTTGCTACACTCAATGCCTTTGCTAAAGCAGGGTTTGTAATTGAGTTAGTTGATACAGATAAAAATGGACTAATGCAACCTGACAGTGAAAATCTATTAGCCAACTTTACTAAGTTTTCATGTAATGTAGGTTTATATGGTGCTAACCCAACATTACAGGCTGTCACCGGACACAATTATAATGATGTAGTAGACGGAGCACAGCATTGGCTTGTTGCTGATAACGTTGGCGCTGGCATGGCTATTAGTTTTGACCCAACTAAAAATCTAAATGCTAGTGGCAACGGCGGTGCTATTGTAACTAATGAACGTGAGTTATATGAGTTTGCTTATAGTTATCGCAGTAATGGTAAACCAGATCATGAAAGTGCCGGCACTAACAGCAGAATGAGCGAACTAGACTGCGCACATTTATCAGTACGTGCTAACTATATTGACAAATGGCAGTGGCGTCGTAAAGAAATTCGTCATTATTATCTGGATGAATTACGTAATGTTGATGTTCGTTGTTTGAGCAGAGACCATCTTGTACATGCTGATCAAAAGTTTGTTATTTATAATAATCGTAGAAATGAACTACAACAATATCTAACTGATGCAGGTATTGAAACTAAGATTCACTATGCTAAAGCATTAAGTGAATTACCTCTGTCTAGACACGTATATAGCAAGCCAGATATGCTGAGTACTAGTGTCAATTTAACTAGGGGCTTATTGAGTTTACCTATCTATCCTGAATTGACAGATAGTGAAGTTGAGTTTGTTGCTAAAAAAGTAAAAGATTTCTTTACTTGCTGACGCTTTCAAATATTTCTTTTTGCTTTGCGTACCATTCTTTCCACGCAGCGTTTTGAGCAGCACACATATGGTACTTGTTATAGTTACCCACGACAGTCTTTAGAAACTCGCTGAAATAGACCTTATCTTTACCTATCTTATCTAGTTGGTCACATTCTACTAATAGTATTTCTGGTGCTTCTGGGAATTTAGCAGTGACAGGAACAGTTGTTGAACATCCCGCTAATAAAGTGATAACGCAAAATAGTAGTATATTTTTCACTTTGGTGCCTCTTCCTGCTTGATCACTGTGATTGTGTTCTCTGGTGGTGCTTCATTGCTTGCTGACATATCATGTGCTTTGATAGCAACTTCAGGGACAGTGCAATTAGTATCAAATACTTTTACTTCTCTATCTATGTATTCAACTACTTTAGCACCCTTGACCTTGATGTATTCTTTCTCTGTGACTATTTTTTCTACGATTTCTGTGTTGACTACGGCAGCTTTGGCTTGTGCTTCAGCAACCTTTGCTTCCATCTCTTTTACACGTAATTCCCATTTAGCCTTCTCTGCTAAACCCCCCTCGAGGTATACGCCTAAACTTAATAGTAGCAGACTTATGATCTGTATTGGAAGTTTATATTTGCTGACGAAGGGTATGAAACCTAATACGAAACCAGCAATGGTTCCAACAATACCTGCTAGAAATATGAGATGGACTACAAATTCTGGTAACCAGTTGATTATCCACATATGAACTTATTTATGCTAAATACTTATAGGAGTCCCTAATATGGCAATAGAACTTGTAAACATAGGCACTAATCCAAACGACGGAGAGGGTGATCCGTTACGCACAGCGTTCGGTAAAATTAACAACAACTTTGTTTGGACGCAGCAAACCTCCACTGAAATTTCAAGCACAGTCACACTTGACGATACTGCCAATCAAGTAATTTGGGAATATCCTGCAGATGAATTTACTCAGGCACTAATTCAACTACAAAGTTTTCGTGAAGGCAGTAATGATAGTCAAAATGCATTGATAGGTGCAAGCATACTTAATGACTTATCTGACGTTAAGTTTACAATTTATGGATTAACAAACAACGGCGATTGGCTTACTAACTATGATATGGATGTAACAGATGGTAATGTTCGCCTTTTAGTATCTCCCCTTCAAAATGAAGCAATCACTCACTTTTTAGCATACCAGGTAACATGGGTAGGAGACCTAGGAGTTGGTGTAAGTATGACTTCTGAAAGCGGAGAAGGGCTTGTTACTGAAACAGGCAACGTGTTCATCACCACAGAAGGTTAAAATGCGCGCCAAAGAATTTCTTACAGAACAAGATTTAGCCAGCGTCCATGATAATTTGGATATCGCTTCATTATCGTTACCATATACTTACATGATGCCTGAACTCAACAATAGCAACTTCTATGACATATATAGATTCGGAGTAGCGATTGCCGCAGTCAGGGGTGAAGCGGGCGATAAGGATAAAGTGCAAGACCAGAACAGACCAGATTTTAGAGCAAGCAGCCAATGGGGTCAACATTTGATCGTAAGTAGTTTTGACCCTAATGTTGGTAAAGTGATTGATCAGGCATTAAGTAAAACTAATCATAAAGGTAAAATATCTGTAAGCACTCCGGGTAGTGAAGAAATGAAAGATACATATAAAGTTTCTCCTGTCAAAGGTTTTAAAGGTTACAATTGATGAGAGCAAGAGAGTTCATAATAGAAGAGCGTAATAAACCTAGCAAAAGGCAGCACTACTCATCTGTAGGTTTGCAAACTTTTACGGATACTAATTACGATAGAACATATGACCTTAATAGAGTCATGATGGCTGTAGCATCTACAGATGGTAAAACCATGCCAGATTTAGATGGTGAAAGTTGGGCAGCAAAACAAAATACTGCACATCCATATACTGAAGTTGAGCAAAATATGCTTGAATTAGCTTTTGATGCCGCAGGTATTCCATACACAGATATCAATAAAGGCGATTTGAAAAGCAGAGAATTACCCGACACATATACTGAGAGTCCAATTAAACCCTTTAAAGGATACGAATAAATTTTTCATTCAAGTCTAATCAGTATAAGTAATTAAAACTGATAGGAATCAAGATGCAAAATTTAATTGATATTAATCAAACACTAGACCTCGTAAAATTAAAACTTTATAATGAATGGCTATATACTGCTCATATCTATGATGAAGGCGATAGCGCCATGCATAAAGGTTTGACAGCGAAAGTTGTTGAAAAATATATAGATCCACTAAATCTTCCTAAGGATGCAAAAATTCTAGATGTAGGTTGTGGTCCAGGATATTTCCTAGATGAAATGAAGAAGCGTGAGTATACCGATCTTGTAGGTATAACACTAAGTCCGGGTGATATCAAAACATGTGAAGATAAAGGTCATAAGATTAAAAAGTATGATTTATCATTTATACCACAAAAAGATGGTTATTATGATGAAAGTGTTGACTTTATATTCTTGCGCCAGGCACTTGAACATAGTCCATATCCTATCTTTAGTTTGATGGAGTACAATCGTATTTTGAAGCAAGGTTCTTACATTTATATTGAAGTTCCTGCGCCAGAATGTGACAGAATGCATGAGTATAATCTTAATCATTATAGTATTTTAGGGCAGCATCAATTGACTGCTTTACTACAAAGAACGGGGTTTAAGATTTTGAATTTTGAAGCAATAGAATTTAGTGTAGGTATCCCTACAGTCACTAATGAAGACGGTTCCATAAAGGAACTTAAAGAAAAGTATTATTGTGTAGTAGCCGTGAAGGATCGTCCATTAGACATCAAGTAATATTGACTTATATAATACAAAAAATAGGGGCGTAGGCCCCTATTTTTATATATGGAAAACCATAAATAAATATATGACGAAGAACATAGGGAGACTGGCAGGAAATCACATAAAATCTCATAAATAGTCGTATAGTATCGGAGTTATAATATGCGACTATTATTCGTACCACTCATAACACTAATAATAACCGGGTGCGGTGGTCATTACCGTTATCCATGCCAAGACCCTCAAAATTGGGGTAAACTTGAGTGTAGTAACGAAGTATGTAAGGCTGAAGGAACTTGTACCAGTGATGTATTGGGCCGTAGTATGGAACAATCATCAAGTATTGAACCATCAACAGAAACTTCAGAAGAAACTACTGAGCCATGCTCACCCGCAATAAGTAGTGATGAAGGCAATGTAGAAACAGAAACAACAGAAGAAGTTCCTACGGCAAAATTACATATGAAGAAGCCAAGCAAACTTGATATCGTCATGGATCCAGAAGGTGATGAATATGAGGCTCCAGTTAGAACTCCAGCAAGTATTGAAGAAGAAGTTTTGACGATGAATACAGTAGTTGATACAGCAGCACACAACGCTGCTATAAAGTAAGAGGTTTATATGGGACAGAGATATACAGAAGCAGAACTAAATGCTAGAATGCGATTTTCAATCGGCATATTACTTGCCGTTTGTTTAGTCGGTATTGTGTTCGTAGTTCTATACTCATTGATTTTTGTGACACAACCAATCGGTCAGCAAAGTCCTAACGATGCTGAATTCTTCAAGTTGATCACACCAATCGCAACATTTCTTACAGGCATATTGTCTGGCATCATGCTAGGCAAGACTGACAATAGAGATGATAAGAAAGATGGTCCAGAGCAGCCAGAACTTGGCCCAGCAAAAGAACCATTAGAACTATTGGATGAAGCAGACGATCATATAGCATGAGCCTAAAAAGTTTACAAACTAAAATAGGTATAGCAGCCGATGGTGCTTGGGGTCCAGGCACATTCAAAGCAGCCATGGCATATTATAAACTGTCACCTGCTAGGGCAGCACATTTCTTTGCTCAAACAGCACATGAGACAGGTGGATATAAGGCATTCACTGAAAATCTAAACTACAATGCTGCTGGATTGATAGGAATATTCAAAAAGTATTTCCCAGATATGGCAACAGCAAATCGCTATGCTAGACAGCCAGAAAAGATTGCTAACCGTGTATACGCAAGTCGCATGGGCAATGGTCCAGAAGCAAGTGGTGACGGTTGGCGCTATCGTGGTCGCGGAGCATTACAGTTGACTGGTAAAGATAACTACGCAGCATTCGCAAAGTATTGTAATCGTCCCGATGTGATGAGCAATCCAGACATCGTTGCTACTGAATTAGCATTTGAGAGTGCTATGTTTTTCTTTGAAAGAAATAAGTTATGGGCTATTTGCGATCAAGGTATTACTGATGCAGCAATATTATCATTGACTAAAAAGATCAATGGCGGCACACATGGTCTTGCTGATCGTAGCGAGAAAACAAAAAAATACTTTATGTGGACAGCGGGTGCAAGTCCCGTAGTGGCAGTTTCAGCACCTCAGACAACAGCACCAAGTGCACCGGCTGCACCAGCAATGGTAGTAACACCAGACATGCAACTTAGCCCACATTTCAAACTAAACGAGTTTACGAAATCAGAAACAGCAATTCGTAAGAGAATTGATAATACACCAGGTCCAGCACATGCTTCAAATCTACAAAAAGTTTGCGAAAAAATTCTTGAACCAGTTAGGAGACATTACGGTAAACCAGTTCGTA